GTCGGTATCCCTCCATACAAATGGCAGAGATGCTCTACGATGCAATCGTAGACGTTGTAGTAACCCCTAGAATAGAAGGAATTGGCGTAAGCCACCCAACTAGTATAGGAGCCAGGCGAACGGACAGATGACCAGACAGTTCGCAAGCGAACTGGAGTGACATCCTTGCCTTTGAAGGCATCCATGCCACAAGACTCTCTAAAGAGTCCACTGATGCAGCTCTTATCACGGTTTATTTTTAAACCAAATGATTCAAGTTGTTCCATAGCGTCGACGGCGTAAGCCGTTGGGACTATGACATCGTCCCCATACACGTAAATACGCTCTCGCGTATATGCGTCGGGTGCTGCGGACGTGAGGATAGACCAAATGGTTAGCGCCATAATTGGAAAGCATAAACAGCTTCCCATAGGTGCAAACTTCTTTAGTTCTATTTCCTTACCATCCGGTAGCACGGTAGATGAACTCCTGCAAGCCATCAGGTACTCATATATATGAGCCGGATAGAGCAGGCGAACCAAACCAACGGAAACACGATCACTGGCCTCATTGAGGTCAAGGGTCGCGTACTTACCCTCAATGGACCCAATACGGGCACCATTGCGGTTAGGCTGTTGGTCTGTGAAGAACACGTTATCCCTCGTAAGAGGGTGGTGTTCCAACAACTCCACGATAGCCCCACCTAATCCTTGTTGAATCCATTGATAATCAACGGGTTCACAAGAGATCAGACGAGGGCCACGAGAGTCCTTCGGCACGAGTATTACTCGAGCCGGTAGGCTCTTCTCAGTAAGAGCATTATAGCTCTTATATGAATCACAGACATGTCCCAAAGACGCGTAAAAATACTCGTCTAAAGGATATTTGTCTGTGATTTTCGCCGAGACATTAGTCCACACGTACTTCTCCCAAAGCTGTTGTTTTGTAGCAACAGCTCCAGGGCCGTGACGTGGGGTAATGTCTTTCGGGTCAAAACGAGAAAAGACATCCGATAAAAGATGTCTAGCCTCGCGTGCTACCTTAAGTTGCGTATCAGTTTTAAAGCTGAGACGTTTCCGACAGGTAGTAGTGTTAAGCGCAGACTCGAGTTCTTCAAGCCTGCAGTTAACGGAGGATAAGTCATCTTCGGTTTTGACAAACCGATCGATAACTTGTTGTTCTTGTTCAACTGTATAAGGCAATTCGTATTTGTAATAAACAGACACGAACTGTCGAATAACTGCGACGCTCTGCTCACATGGAACAGGAAGGAGTGCACCGTTTGGTTGGAGTACACGACTAAACAGCTCACCGAAAAGTTTCGGCAGCTGACTATTGGGCATCGGTTCAAACCGAAGCTCAATTGCGTTTAGTGGTGGACCTCCTGCAAGAGCCTTGTCAAAGGCCTTGCCCAAACGTGGCAGAGTTTTCGTTAGAAAACTCAATCCTTCTTGATCTGTGCGACGTAATACCTTATTAAGGGTATTTCGCCGTGCAGAATTGTTAAACAATGTTCCACATGACGTGAAGACGTCGTGAAGCATTGCTGCGATGATTTTACTGTCATCTAGGCTTTTAGAAGGGACCATATGGTAACCTTTCCTAGAGCCAAGCATACACTTCACGATCCTTTGAACTCTCAAACCAAAGATAAGCATGCTATGAATAGCAAACAAATCAATGCGTCCTTTGCACCAAGCATACCCAACGGAGAGGTCCCTAAAGCTTTTGGCTTTAAGAAACTCAACGCGATAGTAGGCTGGGTGGTGAATAACGGGGCTACCAACATAGTTGGTAATCATGCGGGAGATGTCATATCAACCGATGTACAAGTGGAAGGTCTAATTTGCCAGGTCTATTTAGGACCTGCCGCATTAAACCGACCCTTGACAGCGGGAGATATCATCTTCTACACGAATGGGCTCAGTTAATCAACGGACAACGCACTAAGCAAACAACTAAGGACGGCGGATGAGAATCCGCCGTCCCGATTGTGTGCCTAAAGATGCCGTCACTTGACCAAGACAGCAGCAGCCGGTTTTGTAACCGGTGCTATGTCGGGGCTAAGTTGGGCATCTTGGACATGCAGTTTAAGATCTCTGATTGAACACCCACCGAAAGACAACAAAGCCTCAATCGCAGCAATGCGAATGAGATTCTTAGTTATCAATCGGTGTGTTGATTCAGACAGAGGAATGCCTTGTGTCTCGGGGTTTATCATAAACCTTGAGGATAATGGAGGGAGTAGATTACGTTTCGCAACGAAATTCTACAAACCACCAGTTAACAAGGCGTTCGCACCGTTACCAGTACCATCGTAGAGAATTGTCGTACTTGCCCCAAGTGAGGCAAGAAAGGACATAAGCTCAGCG